TGAGCCGCCATAACGCGACCATGACCAGCTATAATGCCATTCTCACCATCAACGATAATAGGATTAAGAAAGCCGAATTCTTTTATGCTTGCCGCAATTTGGGCGATTTGATGCTCGGAATGGGTGCGCGAATTCATCGCGTAAGGAATCAGGCTATCTGTAGATACAACCTTATGTTCGGGGAATTTGTTATTTTTTATACTCAGCTCCCGATTCATATTTTTTTCTGTAAACACTATTACAGGTTTTGCCATTAGGTTGCGCCATTTATAGAAAATTTCGAACCAAACAAATTTGGCGATTTAATAAGCGCGCCAAAACCGTTCTCTATCTGAGTAATTTTGCCGCCCTTTGAAAGAAATATTTGCGTATGAAGTAAAACTTCGGCGCTCAATATTGTTTTATCAATTTTAGGCGATGCGTTGCGCTGAGCCAGATATGTAAACATTTCATTTTCTTGCACAAAGCAATACTAATCCTATTATAGCCGATAGAAAAGGTGATTGTTTATTATTGTTTGGGGGTCTTTTACTGCCCAGGATGGTTGGACGTAATCAGCGTGGTAATGAGTTGCGCCGTTAGTGTTGTCAGGAATCCACCGATAATATATTGCCGTGGCATTGATTACTGCTTGTCCGTAAGCTGGCTTATCTCTGATTGTTTCTTTAAGCCCATCACAGTAATAACTGAATTGGCATTTATGTTTGATTGGAATATGTAGCCAGTATCTACCTTGTCTTGTTACATGGCAGGGGCTGTCAGGGTATTGTTGGCTTAAAACGCGGTTCATTACTACGTGTCCTACTGCTATCTGTCCGGCCTGGGGCTGATTCCTCGATTCAAAATAGATCACTTCAGCCAAGCAGAGGATAGCTGCTAACATAGAGCGCACATCCTTGTGCTTGGAGAAATCAGTGAGTGTCTACTGGTTGCCGGTAGTACATATCTGTCAGCATACCCTCATCTTCTTCAATTATCTGCTTGGCGTGGGCTAAAACACCTTTTCTGACCAATAAAATCATTGCCATGCAATCGTCAAAATCCATTGTTCTACAAGCCTTTTTGATAGCTTGGGTTTCAGTTTCGCCTTCCCAATATTCTTCAGGGTGTTCAGCGTTTTCAAGCAGATAATCAGCGACTGCCCTAAGCACTATGTCATTTGGGCTAAACTCGCCCGAACGGTCAAAACAGTTGTATACGTTGTTTTGTAATATTGATTGAAGTTTCATTTTAGTCTCCCGTATTTATGGCTGCAAAGCCAAAACAATAAATATTAGTGCGTAAAACGCTGGTGCAAGCGCCATCCCTGTGAGGATTGCCAGAGCTATTTCTTTTCGCTCCTGCTTCTTGATGTCTGAGTTTCTGGTGGCTTGGTTCATTCTACGCTCCGCCTAATGGTAGTGTGCAGCCGTTGCGATTAATCCAAGGGCGATCTATTACCTCTTTTGTCTCCAGAACTTCCAGACCAAACATTCCACCAAAGTATAAGCTGGAGTCGATCTTCTTGGCCGCATTCATAGCCTTTCTTTTTGTGTCAGCTTCAACGCGTAATCTGATGTAAGGTTTTGATTCGGGGTAATCGCCATACCCATGCTCACCTGTGTTGCTGCTAACGTGCTTCTGGCCTATTACGAAAAATGTAGTCATTTTGTTTCTCCGATTGGGAAGGGCTTCATGCCCGTTCCATGTGAAACATATTATCAGAATCACCCTCTTAGTAAAGCATTATGTTTACTTTTATCACCTTTTTACATACATTGTACATTATTTAATCAATTTCTTTTCAATAGTCTGTTCTCAACTATGACGGCCTCATCTGCCCACGACCTGTCTGTTGCTTTTTCAATAAAAGTTCCATTTGATTTAGGTTTGTGGCGCTCATGAAATAAGCCTTGCCAGTTGTTGAAAATCGAGTCATCAATAATCGCATTTACATCGTAGCCCTCACCATGCCATTTGGTCAGTTTTTTCATTGCCAGTTTTTCGGCATATTCAGACAATGGTTTTTTCATGTCTTGGCTTCGCATGCGTTTAAATTCTTCCCACGCATCCTGGTCAACGAAGCTAGGAAGCAAATCAAATATTGGTGTTTTCATTATTCACTCCCGTGAAATTTGAGCATAGTTATCTTTTTGAACCTTTGGGACACCCCTGTAGTTCATTGATATTCATTGAGCCTGTACTCATGATTGCCAATTGGCAGAACGATCAGCATTCCATGCAATGCTCGTCAGAATCCCCTTGTGTCCACTTAACCTGCTTTATCCATCTGACATTGGCTGTCAATGGCGGTCGGTTCAGACCCGGACAATCATGATTCACGCAAGTTTACCGCCCTGCCGTTGGTTTACCCGTCAGGCGGTCAGTGGTAGCAGATATTGTGGCGATTGAGAGTATGCAACACTATATGTTGCGTTTTGATACGAAATTCAGGATAATCCGGTTTGTCGGGTTCTGATTTCTTTTGTTTGTTCTCAATCGGATTCAGGTATCTGTCAATACCACCGACAACCCAATTATTATTCATTTCTCCCTAGAAGTAAAGTAGTGCCTCAAGCCGGTATCTTGGACTTACTCCCACCAAGCCACCGGCTTTGTTTTGCCTGCTTGTCCTGGTTATTCTGGCTGTCCTGCTCACAGTGTGGCCAGCCAAAAATTAAATCTGATAATGCTTTACATATTTAAACTTTTAGGATTATAATTGTAATTCTTTTCAATAACGGGAGTATCGAAATGAGCAGCAATCCTTTTCACAGTGCCGTCTGGCGCAATCTTTCAGAAATTAACGTAAGCGAGCATATCGAAAAAAAAGGGGGTTTGTCCTTCCTTTCCTGGAGTTGGGCCTGGTCAACTTTGATGGATATCTATCCGTGCAGTCATTTTGAGTACGGCGAACCTACCATCTATCCCGATGGCTCAGTGGAAATGCATTGCACTGTCACTGTTGTCTGCTCTACCGACTCTGAAAAATCAGTATCGCGATCAATGTGGCTACCTGTAATGAACTACTCGAACCAATCAATTCTCAACCCCAATTCCAGAGACATAAGCGACACCAAGATGAGATGCTTGGTCAAATGCATTGCGCTTCACGGCCTTGGGCTGTACATCTATAGCGGAGAGGATTTGCCAGTGATTGAAGCGGCTGAACTCAAAAAGCCTCTTACTGAAGACCAAGTGGACAATCTGACCCAACTGCTTGATTCAAGCGAAAGTGACTATGACCAGTTTTTGCGGCATTTCAAAATCAACTCACTCTCCGAAATGACTTCTGGTCAGTATGCCAACGCAATAAGCATTCTTGATCAAAAGATGCGGAAGCTGGTAGCAGAAATTCTGGAGAACACCAATGCGAGTGACTGAATTTGAACAGCGAACCGAAGGCTGGTTTCAGGCAAGGCTTGGAAAGCCAAGCGCATCCAGCTTTCACAAACTGATTACTCCAACAGGCAAGCCATCGGCTTCTGCTATGAGCTATGTGGATGAACTGGTTGCCGAGAAAATTACGGGAAAGCAGGCCAATGTATTTGTGTCAGAAGCCATGCAGCGTGGCGCTGATATGGAACCAGAGGCAATGAAAACTTACAAATTGATTAGAGATTCTGACGATGTGTACGATATTGGATTCTGCCTTCACGACACAATGGAGGCCGGAGCAAGCCCAGATGCGTTGGTGGGTAATCACGGGCTTCTGGAAATCAAGTGTCCGATGGCGCACACGATGGTCGGCTATTTACGCGCTGGCAATGTACTTCCATCAAAATATATCCCCCAAGTTCAAGGCCAGATGTGGATTACGGGCGAAGAAAAGGAATGGTGCGATTTTCTCTGCTACCACCCAGACATGAAATTGTTGCTCGTCAGGGTGGAGCGCGACCAAGAGTACATTGACAAGCTGGCAGAGCAGGTTGAGATGGCCTGTGCACTTATTGAAAAATCAGCACAAGAGTTTTTAGCGCAATAAACCAAAAGCAAATGAGGAAAGTAAAATGGCTGAATATGACAACAACAACCGTGGAGCAATTTGGACAAACCAAAAGAAGGCCACAGAAAAGCATCCTGATTTTACAGGAAGCCTAAACGTGGAAGGCAAGGAATACTGGGTGTCAGCATGGCGTGGAGATGAAATAAACCCAAAAGCACCCAAGCTGTCTTTTTCAGTAAATGCAAAAGAAGATGGGCCGAAAATCAAGACGGAGCCGCTTTTTGATGACAGCATGGAAGACGATATACCATTCTAATTGGAGAACAATATGCACCATTTTGGAGAAAGGCTGCGTCAGGAACTGGAAGCCAGGGGCATGAAGCACAGCCATTTGGCTAAAAAGCTGGATATGACCCCGCAGCGTTTTTACCAGGTCATTCACAGCAAAGACGTTAAGCTGCGCATAGCGATTCAAATTGCCGATGCCCTGGATATGTCTATTTATGATTTGGCGAGGAAATAAGATGAAAGTTGAAGTATGCCAAGCCCTCATGTATCGCTGTGTAGACGCAGAAGCGGTCAGGAAGCATAACTCGCACAAGGTAGGGGATATTGTTGATCTAAGCGTGCGTGAGGGTGTTTCAGAGGGTACTCAGTCCATGCTCAATACCTGGATGATGTGGATGGGAGAAACGGCTGAATTTATGAGGTGGCAGGGCGTTACAATGCCTTTGTATATTCGCAAAAATGGTGAAATGGTAGGAAAGAGAGAATTCAGGAAAGATGATGCACACGACCTATTCACAAGCCAGTATCTAGGCGTAGATGAAAATGGCAAGCGTAAGACATGGAGCAGAACCAAGAACAAAGATGAGTTTCAGGCAAGTATCGGTGACAGGCTGTTTGCACTTGATACGCACATGGCTTGGAGTATTGAAAAAGGCATTAAGTTAACCGTAAAAAAAGACAGTGAATACATGAAGTTGAAGAATGAATTATAGCCCGAAGGGCTGGCTATTTTAGAAAATGAGCGGAGGAATAACCATGAAAGGTAAATACACGGTCGAAAACTTTAAAAAATATCATGAAGAAAACCCAGACATTTATAAAATGTTCTGCCATTACGCTCTGAAGGTAGCGCAGAAGCGAAAATATTATTCCGCTAAAGCAATATTCCACCGGGTACGTTGGGAGACTGAATTTGGCGATAGCAACCCGCAAGCAGAGTTCAAGGTTTCGGATGGCTGGATATCTCACTACGCAAGAAAGTTCATGTCGGACCACAAAGAGCATCATAATGGCTTTTTCAAAACTAAAAGCAGAAAAGAATCTTATTTCAATGAGTCTGAGGTTGAGACACAGATAAGCTGGCTTAAGCGCCAGTGGGAGAAGTAATGTGCAGTCTCACCCTGAATTATTGGAAGCGGTTCGCATCGCCAAAGACCAGCTTGCCATCGGCCTGGAAGGCATGAGCAGGGGCGAATTGCAGCAACAATACAGTTCACTAATTAATTTACAGGTTGAATACTATAGGCATTTTATTTTGCCTTATTTTGATGCCATCCAGGAGATAGATGAAAACGAGAAGATGCTCTCTGTGCCGGCAGAAGATTCCTGAAGTCGATGCACTTATATCCAGCCTTCGGGCTTTTTGCTCCGTTGACCATCTCCTGGAATACTCAAAAACAGAGAGAGCAAAGCAGCAAATCAAGAAAGCAGTCAGAAAAGAGACCAAACAGAGAAAGGAGAAGCTAAAGACACGCTCAGATTGGCAGAAACAGGCTCAGAAGGCTTTTAATCAATATATAAGGGAAAGGGACAGGGAAAAGCCTTGCGTATCGTGCGGGGCGTTACAGGGCGTTGTGGTGCGTGGGGGTGCTTTTGATGCAGGTCACTATCGTTCCAGGGGTTCTGCTCCGCATCTGGCTTTTGATGCCCACAACTGCCATTCCCAGTGTGTGAAATGCAATCGCTTTCTAAGTGGAAACATTGTGGAATACCGGAAAGAATTAATCGCCAGGATTGGCATTGAAAAACTTGAAATGCTAGAGCAGGATAACCGCCCAAGACATTATACGGTTGAAGACTTCAGACGGATCATCAAGATATGCAAAAAGCGGAAAAGACAGTGTCAGAAATGAAAACAAAGCCATGCGTTTGTGGAAATAAGATGCGTGAGGTCGTTAACGCGGAAAAAGGTACACGGGTCGGCTGGTGGTGTCCAAAATGCGGCGAATTCGACAAGGCTATCGGCAGGGAAAAGAAAACCTAAAAGACCTT